CATCCGCTCTTTCTTTCTTGTTGCTTTCAGCCATGCGTTCCCAATTAACCTCAAGATTAAATTCCATTATTTCTTCTCCTTCGTCTTGTGTCATTTGGATTCCTCCTCAAATTCTACCGGCCATTCATCGATCACCATGTTTTTGGGCTCACCGCAACGCATAAGGAACGCTTCCGCATCGGAAATTCTCCCGTATATTCTTTCAACGTGTCCGTCAACCTTGACCAAGAAAACGCTTTTTGTCACGTATCTTTTCATAGCGCCCCCACAATCTTGCTAACCCACTTGACATATAAGACCATCAGGATTAAGACATTGACCGCGAGGAACGATACAAAACAAGTCATTGCCAGAAACTTCAGCGCGTCCTTCATCACTCGCCCTTCCCATTGCGATACATCAGGTAATGACCTCTTACAACATCTGCCATGAACAGCAGGCCCATGATCCTTGATTCTTGATTAGGCCATCGTGGTCGGTTGCTGTAGGCATCCGGATAGAAATCCAGAAACAGGCCCATGGCTTGCGCGCCGTATTCGTAGTCAATGGAGGACATAACCTCAACGGGGTCGAGGCACGCAGCAGGAAACAGTGTCTCCCACGTAAGTATTAGTTTGGCGGACTTGTCGTAGAAGTGGGCGAGGGACGAACCGTTTATTTTCGTGACGGGCTTTTTCATTTGATTTTCCTTTGGCGCGCCGCGCGGCGCAGGTAGGACTGCATACGAATGGCGAACGCATCAGGCATGGTATGACTGAAGGCGTTAAAGTATTTGAATCGACTATCGGTGATGGAGAGCATTTTCTTCCTTTCTGTGAGCACGGTCCGCGGAACTAGGACCGATTGTATATTGCCCTTGGCTTGATGGCCATGAAGCTTACGCTTTTTTTGTCTAAGCATGATTTGCATTTCCACATACGTTTTTTGCCGTTGTCGGATAAGACAAATTTATACCCAGACTCTCGGCGACAGGTTTGGCACATCGGACTGGGGGACTTGGCCACTATTTATCTTTCTTGTTAAAAGCCTGTTTGTTCGGGGCGTTCTTTGTCTTCTTTGCTACGCTGGTGGGCGGCGTGAAGCGGGACGCTTTGAGTGCTTCTTCGCGCTGACCCTTGGGTAGTTTCCAGTGTTCTGACCATGCTGCCATGTTGATTCTCCTGTGATGGGGCCCGTAGTGGGGAGACACTACGGGGGGCCCGATTTATTCTGAAAGTGCGATCTCGCGGTTTAGATACCATCTGGCTTTTTGAAGGTCCTCGAGCCGCGATCCTTTTTTCCCTGCCCGGGATATGTATTTGATGACCTGTCCCAGATGGTAACCTAATTGTTTAGCTTCGATGAAGTCGATGGTTTCGATTCCGCCTACGGTGTAATGCGGCGGGTGACTGACCATATCGGTTTCTGGGAGTGCAGTTGGCTCATCGGTTTCTTGTTCAAGGCGTTTGTATCCATAGTCCACGGCTTCTTCTACGGAGGACAGGACGGGGCCAACCCAGTAGGGTGTTTTGCCGCTGACCCACGGTTCTGTTTTGGGCTTGGGGCCGGGTTTTTTGCCTGTTGTCTTGGAACGGTTTTTTTTCAAGCGGCCATCTAGTTTAGGGTTTTTTGCAATGCCTTTAGGCATGGTGTTCTCCAATAGTTAATAAGGGTATCGCGGCGCGATATGGTAGTAAGGTGGAGATAGTTTGAGGTGGTTGTCCTTTCTGCTTTCTGGTAGTTGAGGAAAAAGTCTAACTCAGGATTTTGATTCTTGCAAGGCTTTTTCAAATGTCTCGTCGATCACCCGCATGATGACCTCGCCGACGGCGATATTGTTATAGTTTGCCAGTTCCTTGATCTTGGCATAGGTCACGTCTTTGACGGCAATGCTGACCCAGCGCTTTTCCCTCTGTGAGGGGGAGGCTTTTCCCTTGAGTTTCTTGGCCAGCTTGCGGACATTGTTTGCTTCCACCTCCTTCTGATGCTGCAGAGACAGGATGGTATTTTTTTTGCGAATAATGTCCTCATGCTCATGCATAAGGCGCTGGATAATCTCGTCCATGCTCTCTGTTGTCATGAGGCTTCTCCCCAAGACGGGCCGACCTCCACATCCACCCGGGAGGGCACTTCAAGCTCAACGGCCTTTTCCATGATATCAGCGGCACTTCTGGCCTCATCAATATTTCTTATGGACAGGGCAATCTCGTCGTGCACTTGCAGGAGGATATTGAACCCCGCCTTGTGCAGCGCAACCATGGCGGCCTTGGTTTGGTCCGCGGCCGAGCCTTGGATAAGCTTGTTCAGGCCCTTGTAGGTTCCGGCGCGCTTGATCCTTGATCCGTAGGCAATGGCGGCTTCTTCGCGCGGCAGGGCCTTGTTGACGCCCCACTGCATGGGTTCCCAGAGGGGGAAGCGGCACTTGCGGCCGAGGAGGGTGCGAATTGATCCACCGGAGGAGACGGTATCGATGCGGCGCATGACGGCGTTGACGGTGCCTTTGAGGAACGGGACCTTTTGATGGAAGGTAGTGATGAGGCTTTCGGCTTCATCGAGGGGCAGGTCCAATTCATTGGCCAGCTTTGCTTTACCCATGCCATACATGAGGCCCAAGCCCACTGTCTTGGCCTGTTTACGTTTGATGCCCGCCATGTCAGCGACCATCTGGTGGAAGTCGGTATTGGGGTCCGTCCGGTAGGCGTTGACCATCTTCTCTGCACCCGGCAGGTCCAAGAGGCTTGCATAGTGGACCAGCAGGCGTGGTTCTTGGGACGAGAAGTCGTTGGCGTTCCAGAGTTCGCCTTCTTCGGGGAGGAAGAGGGAGCGGACAAGGGGGCCGATGATTTCGTGGCGCGCGGGCACTTGTTGGAGGTTGGGGGAAGCCATAGACAGGCGTCCTGTAACGGTGCCGCCGTCGTCTGAGCGCATCTGGTTGATGTGGGGATGGATACGCCCGTCGTAGGCGGAGAAATCCACGTAGGGCTGGAGGAACGTGCCGTGGGTCTTGTTCAGTTCGCGGGCTTCGACGATCTTGCGCGCGATGGGGTGCTCGCAGCTATCGAGGAATCCCTTGGTGAACGACGGCAGGCCGGTGGTGCTGCGCGGGTATTCGATCTTGAGCTTGTCGAAGGCCAGTGCGATGGTAGCGGCGGCCCACATATCGACATTGACGCCGCTCTCCTTCTTGATATCGCGGAGCAGTTGTTCTTCTCTGGAGCGCATGTCCTCAATCAGAAATTCAGCCTTTTCCCTGTTAAATCGGATGCCGCGGGCGGTTATTCCCAGTAAAACCGGAAAAAGATCGGTTTCAAGGTTGAACATGGACTCGACTTCTTCCTCGCGCAGTTTGATCTTCATCTGGTGCCAGAGCTTGAGGGTGAGGGCGGCGTCCTGTTCTGCGTAGGCTCCGACATACATGGCGGGGAGCTTCCAGAGTTCCTTCTTGGCGTGCACGCCGAAGTCGGCGGCCGCGGCCTTGAGGCCCGCTTCTGATTTGATCTCCTTGACGTAGTCGAAGCCAAGGCTGTTTAGCGCGTAAGAGTAACGGTTCTCGTCGATCAGCGGGGCGGCCAACATGGTGTCGATGATACGGCCCTTGACCTCGAACCCCGCGGCGTGAAGCCAGCCGCAGTCGTAGGCGGCGTTGTGCATGATTTTGTCCGCGGGCAGCGTCAACGTCTTCTTCACCCAACGCTCGACGAAGCCCTTGTCCATATTTCCGCCCCCTTGGTGGGCAACGGGGAAATATCCTTTCCAGCCTTCTGTGGCAACGGCATAGCCGACAATAAAACCATCCTTGCGGGGCCAGCCCGGGCCAAAGCGTTCGAGGTTCGGGTCGCACGTCTCGAGGTCAATGGCGATTTCTTTGGCGTCGGACAGGTCGGGAAATGAAACGGGAGGTAGCCACTCTGTTTGGATAGGGAACAGGGGTATGGTTCTCATAGGCGGAATCCTTTGGAGGCATCCTTTGGCAGGATAAGGTGCAGGCTTTTCTTGGCCCGCGTGACGCCGACGTAGAACAGGCGGTGCATGTTGTCGGAGTTGGTGTTGTATTCGGAGGCAAACTTCGGAGACAGGTCCGTGAGCAGCAGGACGTTGTCCGCTTCCCCGCCTTTGGCTCCGTGGATGGTGGACAGGCGGATGGTGGGCTTGGAGAGTTTAGCACCGCGGCGCAGGATGGCGATCAGGTATTGAACCTTGCCCTCACCAATCTTGGTCAGCACTTCGTGCCAGATTGCGGTCACGCCGAGGCCGTGGTCCTTGGTCAGCGTTTCCATGCTGTAGAGCTTTTCGGGGTCTCCCTTGGGCATGGTCCGGTGTCCGCGGGCGATGCAGGAGGCGTCCATAAAGCTGTAAACCGTTTTGACTTGGGAGAGGGCGATCTCCTTGCCCGCGCGCAGGCGTTCCCAGCAGACGACGGCCTCGATGACCTTTTCGGGTAGACTGCGTTGTCCTTGGCGCTCGAACAACAGGCCCAAGGACTTGACCCATGTGTGGATATCATTGAGCATGTAATTGGTGGCGGCCATGATCAGCCATTCACCTTTGGTGATATCGACGTTGTAGAAGCGGTCGTAGAGGTGAACGGAACCTGTTTCGGCCTTCGGGGCCCACGTCTTCTGTTGGCGTTGACGGATGCGATTAACTATCTTGGAGGCATAGCTATGGACTGCGAGGGGGACCCGATGGGACTGCGTCAGGAATTCCATTTTTGCTGGGAAGTTGAGGAAGCTATCGACGTCGGCCCCGGCCCATGTGTAGACGGCCTGATCGTCGTCCCCCGCAAGGTAGAATCGATCGCAGCGGTCGGCCAGCGCGAAGACCAGATTCCACTGCAAGCGGGAGAGGTCCTGCGCCTCATCGACGATGACGACGTCAAGGCGCGGGAGATCGTCTGTCCGCTGACCCATCATTTCGAGCAGGTCCGTAAAGTCGTATAGCCCTTTGGCGGTCTTGTAGTGGCGGTAGGCGCGCTCGACCAGTTCAAAGTGATGCCACTCGATAGCCATGCTACTTTGGTTGTAGTGGGTATGCAGGTCAAGGCCCTTGATCCGCGCGAGGTTGATCTCGTTGAGGATGGGATGATCCGTCTGGACAATGAAGTCCTCGTCGCCTTGGGTAACGCGCAGGTCTAAGCCTGCTTCTTTGGCAAACTCTGCATAATTCTCTGCGCCCATCATGTCCTTGGGGGACATGCCGAGGCAGTAAAAGGCGAGGCTGTGAAGCGTGCGAAAGAAGGGAAAATCCTGCTTTGGATTAAGATGTGGAAATTTCTCAATCGCACGGTCACGAGCCTCATTGGCCGCTTTTCGGGTGAAGGCAAACACCCCAATCCTGTGAGACGACACCCCGGAATCCAGTTCCTTCTCAATCACATTGAGGAGGTGGGTGGTTTTTCCGCTGCCCGGGGGTCCAAATACCTTCGTCCGCTCACTCATTGTAGGGCCAACTAATCACGGGGGTATGTTTTCCCATGTATGACCCTTCAATGTTGAAGCTGCAGTATTCCTCGGCCTCTTCTTCGGTCATGTCGTGGTTCTCGCACAACATGTCGATGATGGTCTTACCGCTGTAGACGAGGCGGCTGACGCATTCGTTGCCGTCCCACGTAAAGCAGTGGCCGAGGAT